AGCCGGAAAGCCGCAGAAACAAGCTGTGGCTATTGCGCTTAAAAGCGCAGGCAAAGCAAAAAAGAAATAACAATCAGCAAACAAAAAAACGAAGGTAGGTGGATCTATGGGAAAGCTTGTTAAAGCGTCTGGGCAATGGGTGGCAAAGGATGGTACAGGCCATGCTATTTGTTACTATGATGAAGAATTTGTAATGGATGACGCAGTTCAAACGCTGGAACAAGCGCGCTCTATTTTACACGCTGGATTGCTTACTCAGCGTATGCAATCTAAGGCAGATGAATATCAGAACTTCAAACGCTGGCGCACTTGCGAGGTGGTCGGTTTTGATGCCGTGAAAGAAAAAGCGGAATTTTCTGAGCTTGATAAATTGATGTTGCGCGCAACTGAGCTACAATGCGTGCCAGAGAATATCGACAACTACCGGCGGCCAGATTATAAGGCCAAGGCTTTGGCAACTGCTATTGCAGGCGCTGAAGAACGGCAGAAAAAAGCCAAGCCAGATGCAATGCAGGATCTGGGTGAGGTGGGGTAGTTTCTTAATTGGAAACAATGTAAAGAACATTGGTAAGCAATGGCAATGCCTAAAGGACAGTCTGGCAACCCTAATGGGAGGCCTAAAGGGGTAGCAAACAAGGCCACGCTGCAGGCGCGTGAGGCCATAGCCGCCTTTGTCGATGGTAACGCTCACAGGCTAACAGAATGGCTTGACCGCATTGCCCAGGATAACCCGAAAGCGGCTTTTGATTGCTTTCAGTCGGTGATTGAGTATCATATCCCAAAACTTGCCCGCACTGAACACACTGGCAAAGATGGCGAAAAACTAAGCGTGGGCATTATTCATGCAATACCAGCAAGCCCGAACGATAATAAATCACCCGTATAAGCCGCACAAGTTTCAGGCGCAGCTCCATGAAATAGCCGCGAGTCACCGTTTTGGGGTGATCGTCGCTCACAGAAGATGGGGTAAAACCTACTGGGCAATCAATACGCTGATTCACGCGGCTCTCACAGCCAAGCGCCAAGATTCGAGGTATGCTTACATTGCGCCTTTTTACAAGCAGGCAAAGCAAGTGGCATGGGATTATTTTAAGCAATTCACGCACATGTTGCCAAAGGTCAGTTACAACGAGGCGGAGCTTACGGTCACACTGCATAACGGGGCGAAGATTCGGCTATACGGTGGGGACAATCCTGATAGCTTGCGCGGGATTTATCTCGATGGCGTGGTGCTGGATGAGGTGGCAGACATGCGGCCTAACGTATGGGGCGAGGTCATACGCCCTACGCTGGCAGACCGTATGGGCTGGGCAATGTTTATCGGCACGCCCAAGGGTGTGGACATGTTCTACGAAACCTACCAGAAAGCGCTGGTATCAGAGGGCTGGTTCGCTAAAGTGTACAGGGCAGACGAAACTTCGCTGATTCCCGATCATGAACTTGAAGCAGCGCGCCGCGAAATGAGCGAACAGCAGTACGCGCAAGAATTTTTATGCTCGTTCACCACATCGACGGGCAATACGCTGATTCCTATCACGCTGGCAGTTGAGGCAAGCAAGCGCAAGAAGCTAGATATTGAGGTCAAGGGAGGCGTTAAGGTGCTGGGCGTGGATGTGGCACGCTATGGTGACGATAGAAGTGTTATATTCCCCGTGATTGGATTGAAGGCATACGAGCCGATAGTCATGCAGGGCGTGGATAACGTGGAGCTTGCGCGCAGGCTGATAGCTAAAATTGACGACTTTGAGCCGCATTATGTACGCATCGACGCTGGGCGAGGTGAGGGCGTGATTGATTATCTGAGGTCGCATCGTTACAAATGCACTGAGGTCAACTTTGGGGCTGCGCCGCTGAGTGCTTATTACCAGAACGCCAGAGCCGAAATGTGGCATGGCCTCAAAAAATGGCTGGAAGCAGGCGGCTCTATCCCTGAGATTCCCGAACTTATCAGCGAGCTTGCGTCGCCAGAGTATTCCTTCAGCAGCGCAAACAAAATGGTACTTGAAACAAAGGAAAAAATGAAGGATAGGGGATTGCGTTCCCCTGACTATGCGGATGCCCTAGCCCTTGCTGTAGGCTATCCACTAAGGGCGAATGATGCAACTAACGTGGTCAAAAACACATCCGCTGGCCTTACCACCCGCCGGCACATGGAAAACCCTACAAGAAGGCTGAGGCGATGATTTCGATTGTGCAAGCAGAAGCAAAGCACTTGCCTGATTTTATCAGGCTTGCTGAGCGTTTTTTCTATGAGTCGGACAATTGCCAAGGCGCTACATGGTGCGCGGAGGCTTACAGCCAGATTTTTCTAAGCGCAGTGAAAGATTCTACCGTATCAGTGCTTATGGCTTATTGGGGGGAGGATTTGCTAGGTTATTGCATTATAACCTACTTTCAGCATTTTACAAAAGAGCGCATCGGCGATATGTATCAACTTTACGTTGCCCCTGAGGCGCGCGGGACAAATGTTGCAAGGCTACTTGCTGAAGCCACTGTAGATCAATTCGACGCATGGGGCTGTGTGATTTCCTACAACTATGCAGCGCCGGGGCTTGCCGAAGAGAAAAAAAACCTAGCATTGTTCAGAAATCTGTGGCATAGGTATGGCTACAGGCAGAGCGGCATCATTATGGTCAGGGGGGTTTAATGGGCGGCATTTTTGGCAGAGGCTCTAAAGGTCCAAGCGCGGCTGAGTTGCAAGCAATGCAGGAAGCAGCAGCGCGTGCAGAGCGCGATAGGCTTGCAAAAGAAACCGCTGGCGCACAAGCTGCACAACAGAAAAAAATGGCCGAGAGCGAAACTGGCACAAGGCAGCTTGCCGCTGGGATTATTGACGAAGAAACTGGAAAAAAGAAGTTTCTAAAAGGCGTATAAATTGAGCCAGTACCAGAAAGTTAAAAAAGAATTTGATACGGTAAAAGCCAAACGCTCGAACTGGAATCAGATGTATCAGATTCTGGGCGAATATGTTCACCAGATGAAGCAGAATTTTCAGGGACAACCTGCAAGCGGTGAATTTCTTACCAGTGAAATTTATGATGCGTCTGGGGCTTTTGCTGCAAGCAATTCTGCGTCGGCTTTGCTTGGCATGTTATGGCCGGGAAGCGCAAGCCAAGCGTTTGAGCTTACGCAGCCGGATGATTTGAATCTGACTACGGAGCTGGCGCAGTTTTACGAGCGCATGAACAATCGCACGCACCGAGCGTTTGATGATCCGAAGGCCAATCTGGCCTTAGCACTAGACGAATATATGCTTGACCAGATTGTGTTTGGCACGTCTGGGATTGGTGTTGATGCTGGCACAGACAGCAAGCTGCTTTTCAAGCCATACGGTGTGCAGGAAATGTACGTTGCCAACGGCGCTAACGGCAAAGTGTCGCGCTTATGGTTGTTGTTTGAGTGGGAAGTTGAGCGCGTTATTCAGGAATATGGCGAGGAAAGCGTTTCAGAGCAAACCCGCAAACTTTATCAGGATGGAAAGCTACAAGAAAAAGTTTGTATCTTGCATGTTGTGCGCCCGCGCAAGGAGAAAAAGGCGCTCTATGGCAAGCTGGCTATGCCTTATGAAGGGTTGCATCTGGAATATAAAAATTGCCACTTGCTGCGTGAGGATGGCTACGCGGAAATGCCTATCCCTGTCGGCAGATTTCGCCGCTTGAATTATGAGGAATACGGGCGCTCACCGGCGATGAATGCTTTGCCTGATATTAAGGAAGCGAATGTGTTGCGTGAGGCGGTGATTGTTGCAACTGAAAAGCAGCTAGACCCGCCGCTTGGCGTGCTTGATGACGGTATGCTTGGCGGCAATGTGATTGATACTTCTGCGGCTGCAATCAACGTGTTTAATGCCAGCGCGAATCTAAGCGGCAACAGCCCAGTGTTTCCGCTGGTTACGGTTGGGGATTTGAACACTGCCATTGCGCGTTTGGAATCGCTGCAAGAAACCATTGCTCAGCATTTCTTTATCGACCGCCTGCTTGATTTTAACAACGAAACGCAAATGACGTTTGGCGAGGCGCAGATTCGTGACCAGCGCACTAACGCCAGCATGTCTGCGATTTACAACAGGCAAATCAGCGAATTGTTCACGCCTCTAATCGAGCGCGGGGTTGCAAAACTTTTCCGCATGGGCGAGTATGGCGTGATTCGTGGCAGCGAAGAAGAAGCGGAATTTCTGGTTCAGGGCATTGAGCCTGAGTATATCCCTGACGATCTGGCGGCCTTGCTTGAACAGGGCAAAGATATTTACAAAATTGTCTATAAAACCAAAGCGGCTAATGCGGCCAAAGCTGAGGAATATATTGCCATTGCTGACATTACGAATTTTACGTTGCAGGCCATGCAGGTTGACCCCAGCCTAAAGCACCGGCTTGACCTTCATGAAAGCATCAAACAGCTCGGCGTCATACGCGGCTTGCCTGTTGGTATTTTACGGCAGGATGATGAAGTAGAGGCGCTGGTAGCGCAGGAGGCCGAACAGATGCAGGCAATACAGGCCTTGCAATCAGGGGAACAACTTGCTAATATCGCCGACAAAGCGGCCAGTGCCGAACAACGTACTAACAGGGGTTAATTATGATTCAACAAACTGAACTGGATGCGGTGAAAGCATTGCTTGAGGTTGGCAAGCAGTTGATCCCGTTATTGACTGAGAAGAAAATTGACAATGCCATTGCTGGTATTGCCGAAGCAAAAGCGGTGATTGCAGAGAAAAATTTGGTTATTTCTGAGTCTGAAAAGGCCAGCAAGAAAGCAAAAGATATAGAAGCGAAATTGGCGCTTTCTGCCAAGTTAAAAGCAGAAATTGACGCTGGGAAAGATTCCTTGGCAGTTGCTGAGGCTGCGTTAAAAACGCGCGAAGCTGCGCTTGTTGAGGCTGAGGCAAAAGTTTCTGGTTTGATTGCAAGAGTTGAAAAGCAAAGCGCCACACTTGCTGCGGCTCAACTCAAACTTGACAAAGCATTGTCTGACGCGCAGGCCGAGCATGATATTGCTACGGCGCTTAAGAATGAATTTAATGAAAAACTCAATCTAGTAAAGGCGCTTTAACATGACTGCAATCAATTTCAGGACTGATTCAATTTCGGCGCAGAACACGTTTAGCCGCCCTATTGCTCTGAAAAGAGGCGGGGTTCTCACGCTTAGTGGGACTTTTACGGCAACGGTATCGCTGCAGCGGCAGGGGATGGATGGCAACTGGGTTGATGTGACCAACAACACTGGTACGGCCACAACGTTTACAACTATTGGAACATATCAGGTAAGCCCCATTGATGTCCCGGCGTTATATCGCTGGGGGGTAAAAACAGGAAACTACACTAGCGGCACAGTAGTTGGCACTTTTGAGGGCAAATAATGCCTATTGTAGGCCGCACTGGTAGTATTGTAGGTGAAACCGAAACGGGCGGTGGCGGCGGTGGTGCGGTTGATAGCGTCAACGGACAAACTGGCGTTGTTGTATTAGATGCGGCTGATGTTGGCGCGCCGGCTGGAAGTGGCACTAGCACTGGTACAAACACGGGAGACCAAAACACATTTACAACCTTTGCCGTATCAGGGCAAAGTAGTGTAGTTGCAGATTCGGCTAGCGATACGCTTACGCTTGTTGCGGGAACTCACATTACTATTACAACCGACGCGGCAACCGATACGATTACCATATCTTCGACGGGCGGCGGTGGTGGTGGTGGTGGTGGTGGTAGTGGTACTGCGCTGACGACAGTTGAGGCTAATTTAGGTAGCATCCCTAGACGCGCAGGCAAATTTACCATCACTGGTTTAAGTGGCTTAACAACCAACAAACCCGTAAGCATCATGCAAGCAGTAGGTCCTTACACTGGAAAAGGCACGCGAGCAGATGAGGCTGAAATGGATGGCCTAATTGTTAAGGGTATTGTGACCGCAGCAAATACCATCACTGCTTATTGGAACGCAGCTACGCGAGTCAAGGGAAACTTCAAATTTAATTATTTTGTAGGAGCATAAAATGGCAGTATTAGAAGGCGGTCTAACCGCAAACCTAGCCGAAGTTGACGCTAACAATAATCTTAAAGTGGTGACTCCCGATGTCATCAGCGAAACTGGCTATATGGTCATGGCTGGGGAGAATCACAACGGTGCTTCTGGCGTTCTCACCCCGCTGCGACGCACCCTACGCGTAACTCCCGATGGTCGCCTTCGTACGGGTATTGACCAAGTGCTGTGGGAGGATACCTTTAACCATACCGTTGTTGACACAAGCGCGTATCAGTGCGTTACGGCTACGGCAACCCTAGCAATGACGGGTGGCTACTTAGTGTTCAACTCAGGTAATAGCGTTGCATCTGGCGCAGTTGCTCGCGTGCAAACGTATCGCACTTTCCAGCTTTCGGCATCTTCGACTAATGAAATTGTATTCCGCGCTCGCTTTAACGTAGCGCTTCAAGCCAACTCAATCGTTGAATTTGGCTTGGGCTTTGCTGCTACCACTGCAACCCCTACGGATGGCGTTTACTTTAAGGTAAACAATGCGGGGGCGCTGCAAGGCGTGGTAAACTTAAACGGGACAGAATCCACAGTTAACTTAGGGTTTGCACCAGCACCGGGAGAAAATAACTTCTACCGCTTAGTGCAAGACCAAGACCAAGTAGAATTTTATATTAATAGTGTTCTTTATGGAATTTTGCCTATTTCCGCAATAGCGGCGGCAACCAGCTTTTCGCGTGCGATGCCCATGTTGATGCGTTGCTACAATGGCGCGGCGGTTGCCACTGCTTTCCGCATGGAAGTTAGCGACGTTGCAGTTATTGGGCGTGACCTTGCAAACAATCGCCTGTGGTCAACGTGCCGCGCGGGCATGGAGCAATCCTCGATTAACAATGCACGCGGAGCCGCCGCTGGTCAGACTTCCAACTATGCCAACACCGCCGCACCTGTATCCGCTACTCTATCAAACACGGCGGCTGGCTATAGCACGCTTGGCGGTCAATTCCAATTTGCTGCTGTTGCTGGGGCAGAAACAGATTACGCGCTATTTGCTTTCCAAGTTCCCTTGCCTAGCGCAGCGGCGGCGGGTAAAAACCTTGTGGTGCGCGGCCTGCGCATCGAAACCATTAACCTCGGCGCGGCTGTTGCTACTACGGCCACGGTGCTACAATGGGGATTGGGCGTAGGCTCAACGGCTGTTGCTTTGAACACAGCCGATTCCGCAACGGCTGGCACACGTGCGCCACGCCGCCTTACCCTTGGCTTTCAGAGCTTTGCTATCGGGGCTGCAATCGGCTCTATCGCAGCGCCAGTGGATGTGAACCTAGACGCGCCGCTTTATGTCGCGGCGGGTACATTCCTGCATGTGATTTTAAAAATGCCTGTAGGCACTGCTACCGCCTCGCAAATTATTCGCGGCACAGTTTTGGTCAATGGTTTCTATGAATAAGCGTTAAAGTCGTTATGAAACAGGTGGATGAAAAAGAGTTTATTCGTGCATTAAATGCAATTGCTGGCACTGAGGATGGGCAGATTGTTCTTGCCATGATTAAAGACTCGTGCGGGTGGGATAAGACTTTTATTGCAAGCGATGATCCTGTAGTATCTCATTTCTACGCTGTCCGGCGTGGCGTATATGGTGGACTTCGTGAGCGCATTCGTGTAGAGTCCCTCAAGAAAATTGAGTTTGAATATCAACGTAAGGTGGAGATTAAAGATGACCGAACAAGCCCCTCAAGAGAACGTGCAGGCCGCACCGCAACCAAATCAAGCGCCAGCAAGTAGTTTTTCCGTACCCGAAGCATACGCTTCTAAAGGTTGGGCGAAGGACATTAAAAGCGCGGATGATTTATGGAAACTCACCGATAATGCCCAAAGCCTGATTGGCAAGCGACCTGCTGGCGTTCCTTTAACTGATTCACCTGCTGAGGAATGGGAAAAATTCTATTCTACAACAAGGCCGGAAAAGTATGACCTTCCGAAGGTGGAAGGTTTTGATGAAAAAGTCTTGGCTGAATTTTCCCCTATTGCTGAAAAATTATTTAGCAAACATGGGCTTACTCAAAAACAAGCTGCTGATTTTTATAAAGACTATTTGCTTCTTGAAAAAGAAGCAGAAAATAATTCTCGCCTTAATGATGATAAAGTTTATAGCGATCTTACGGCCAAGCATTTTGGAGATAAAGCAAGCGAAATCGAAACAGTGGCGCAGGAAGCAATCAAGGCATTTGTGCCGGAAGAATTGCGTGGGGCTATTAGCGATGCTTCGTCTAACGTGCTTGTTGCCATGCAGGCCTTGGCTGCTAATGCAAAGGCAGAGATTGATCGTGTCAAGAAGGAATATGGCGCGGAAGGCACACTGCCCAGCGGTGAATCTGCGCCTGCTTCAAACATAGAAGCCACCCGCAAAGAGCTTGCTGCATTGCGTTTAAGCAAAGATGCCACTGACCCAACAAGCCCACGCTATAAAGAAACGCGAGCAAAAATTGAAGAAATGTCGGCAGCAGTGCGTCGTGCATTGGGTGCTTGACAAGCATTGATAAATGATATAATTTGCTTGTGACGGGTAGCGTTGCGACGTCCGTCTGACACGGCTAACGCCCAGATATCGTCCACTTCTTTAGTGGGTAGCGAATCGAACACATTACTTTTTGTTTTCGTTTCACAACCACATTAAAGGAGTTTCCTGTGGCAGTACAATCCATTGATAATGGGCTTATTACCGAGTTTTCGGATATGGTGCATCTTGCAGCGCAACAAATGCAATCGCGCTTAAAGCCTTATGCTAAAGTTCAACAAATGTCTGGCGACCTTTGGGCTTATGACGGTCTTGGCCGTGTAGAAGCCCGCGAAGTCTTAGGCCGTAACGCGCCTGCGACTTTTGATGACATCACGCACAATCGTCGCCGGATTGCTCGTCGCCGCTTTGTAATCAATCTTCCGATTGATGCAAGCGACGTTCGTGGCGCGCTTCTCAACCCAGAAAGCGAATATGCCAAGGCTGTAGCCGCTGGTATGCTTCGCCAGTATGACCGCGTAATGTATCAAGCTGCTTTCGCAGATGTGCTTACCGGACGCGATTTCGGTACAACCGTAACCGCGACAAATGACGGCGTTGTAGTAGTTGATGCTACTGCTGGCCTCACCTACGAAAAGCTGCTTGAAGTTCGTCAGAATTTCTATGACCGCGATGTAGGTACTGATGACAGCGAGCAGATTTACCTGACGATTGGTGGCCGCGAGCATACCAATCTGCTTGGTGAAATCGAACTGACCAGCGGTGATTTTGGCCGCCAAATGCCTGTAGATAAGGGGCGCATTGCTTCTGCTCTGGGCATGGATTTGGTTCTGTTTGCTTCGTCTGTAGCG